ATGTTCGAACAACGCGTAAATTCTGACGTACTGACCGTTTCCACCGTTAACTCTCAGGATCAAGTAACTCAAAAGCCCCTGCGTGACTCGGTTAAACAGGCACTGAAGAACTATTTTGCTCAACTGAATGGTCAGGATGTTAACGACCTGTATGAGCTGGTACTGGCTGAAGTTGAACAGCCCCTGTTGGACATGGTGATGCAATACACCCGTGGTAACCAGACCCGTGCTGCCCTGATGATGGGTATCAACCGTGGTACGCTGCGTAAGAAATTGAAAAAGTACGGCATGAACTGATACTAATCAGTTAAGTGTTTGTTTAAAAAGGCGCTAACCGGCATGGGGAAGCGCCTTTTTTATCATATTGACTACACCACTGACTACACCTAGGCGCGAACATCAGCGAACGATACTGATAACTATCTTTTCCGGCCGCCCTTCCTTGAAGGAAGCTTATCCAGCGCATCCAGGTTAAATCCCAGCTCTTTATCGGTAAGTGGCTTTGAATATCCTCTGGCCCAGTTCGTGACTTCAACCAGATCGATCCATCGTTCCTTTACGCCTTCTATCTTCAAAACGTGCGTACCTTCCCGCCAAATTCCACGCTGTATACGTTTGTTGATAGCCTCTGGTGTTTCGCCTACGACACTGCAGTAGTAAGAAATAGGCACACAGTTTAATCCGTACATATCGTTCCTCTACCGTAAAAACACTATGGAAAATAAAACTGTCATGGTCACTGAAATTATTACTGCTGATCACGACCTACGAGTTCGGGAATAATGCCCATGTAGCGCCCTTCCAAAGTCATTTGATGGCGTGATGACCTGAGCGGTTAATTCACCTTTGATTTGCTTAGCCAGTTTACGGCCATGCGCATCCATTGCCTGCATCATGGTGTCATCCGGCTTACCTGTCAGGTTGTAGCTGATATTCACGTCACCAGCGTTCGCCTGGTTCTGCCTTACCTGCTGGACCCTTTCCAGGGTTGCATCAAGCTTGGCTGAAGTGCTGGCCGTTACAACACGCTCCCCTTTTTGCAGTAGCCATGTGCCGGTTTCAGGTACCCGGTCGATACCATCGTGCGCCATGCCGGCTAGCGTCTGACCAGCGATTATTGCAGTTGAAGCATATCCAGTGGCTCGAATTGCGAGAGATGCCGGAACACCAAAAATCGGACCAAGTTCAAGAGCCTTATTCGCTGCAACTTCGGTGCTAATGATCGACTGTGCAAGTGCCGCGGCTTTACTGGCCAGAAAGAGAGTTTTATAAGCCGCCGTGCCTTCCCTTCCCATTCCCTGAAGTAATTGCGCTGTCTGACCAGTCATGTCAGAAAACATAGCGAGACTTGATTGGGTGTAAGCCGACTGAATATCAGACATTTTCGAGTTGTTACTTTTATTAATTTCAGCCACACGCTCGGCGTAAGTCTGCTCATTGATTTCCTTTTCGTCGAGAAGCTTTTTCTGCATATCCAGCTGAGTCTTGTGCCATTTTTCTAAATCTTTATGCGCATCAGCGACACGAATAAGTTCGCCGCTTGCGCCGCCGATGGATGAATCAAGACCACCAAATTTAGGTGCTTCCTGGACTGACGCTTTGGATATGCGCTCCATCGTTTTGCGGTATTCTTCCGTCGCCGGGGCCGCCTGGTTCATCAGCTTGATACGCTCACGGGTGGTATTAAGCAGAGCCTCTTCTGGCGTCAGCAGTTCGATTGTCAGGGATTTCAGCCGCTCTACAGCATTGACGTGATCAAGTGCCGCAGAATTAAGCAGGAGCTCGGATTTTTGCGCTTCTGAAAACGCCGCCAGCTCCCCCTGAGTTACCTGATATTTGGTTTTGGCGAGCTCAGTGCTCTGGCCGGCAAGCGCGATCTGCTCTTGCTGCTGCTTAATAAGTCGCTTATATACATCTTCGGTTTTTTCAGCCTCAGATTTACCACGCGGTTTTCTATGGGATTCAGTGAGATTAAAATCAGTGGCGGCGTTTCCCTGAATGGCTGCAATCTGCTTATCCTGCCCCTGAAGCACATTCCCTTGATTATCAGTTTTAATAGCCCCTTGTTTAATGGCGTCCTGTAGTGCTTTCAGTTTCGCCCGCTCCACACCTTCCTTTTGCAGGAGAGCAATACCTTCCTTTTGCTGCTGAATAAACTTCTGATAAGCCTCATTAACCTGGGCTGGCATACTGTTTTCAGACTTTTTCTTCAGTTCATCCATAAATTGAATAGTCGTAGCCATCGCTGAAGACATGGCATCTGTAACGTTATACGCACCGATAATTTCGCTTTTGAGTTTCTGGAAAGCAGCAGCAGAAGCTGTCACTTTTTTCTCAAGTTCATCCTGAAGTTTTTTCTGACTATCGACGGCTTTATTCAGTTGCTCTGTGGTATCAGCAACATCACGGCTGATTTGATCGTACTCTCGCTGCGCTTTCGCAGCGTTTTTGACATAACCATTGTTCTGATCGTTGGCCACGCCCATTTGCCTGGCGAGTGTTGTGTACTCTTCAACAGAAGCGGCTGTTGCATCCTGTTTTGACTTCAGATCCACCAGCTTATTTTTAAGTGCATCAATAGATTCACCAGAATCAGAAATGGAACCCTTAATCTGGATCTCACTCATTTGCTTCGCTTTTGCCACAACCTCGTCGAGGGTTGAGGCGTACTGAATTGCAGATTGCCTGGCCTGTTCCTGATGCTGATTCCAGATGTACCACGCTCCGGCCCCCAGCATAAGTGCGCCGGGCCAGCCGCCAATCAGGGAACCGACAAGAGAAAGATTACGCCGCAATAGCGATGTTGCTGATGTCAGCTTACCGATTTGCGCCTCAGACGCTGTAACAGCCCTGTTTGACTGGACCAGCACCGCATTAGCAGCAATCATTTCTTTGCGTTTCTGAATGAGATTTTGTGTTGCCAGCGCGGAAGCATTACTCCCCCTCGCTGCCTTAGCATCCTCTCTGGCCACATTAAAGGCGGAACTTGCAGCCTCTGCGTTTGCTATTGCCTTGCGCTGTGTCATTCTGGCGCCATTAAGCTGGGCATCGGCGTTCCTGACTTGTGCCTGATAATTTTTTGCAAGCTCACCAGTGTTGGCGACGATCCCTTTTGTCCAGTTGCCAAAATAACGGGATATCCCTACCGCAACGAGAGCACCGGCGGCGGTAGCCACCGAATCAATATTTTTTGCCACACCATCCAGAACGCCAGAGATCCCGGCAGTGGCACCACTTGCCTGGTTAGCGCCTCCCACCCATTCCATAAAGGCGTTCTGAATACGGATTGATGCTGCGCTGACACTGTTTGGCATCGCATTAAATTCGGTTTTCAGCTTATCAAGCTGACTTATCAGTGCTGGCACAATTTTATCTGTCGTTAGCTGCCCGGCGTCAGCCATGCCTTTCAGGTCTTTCTGTGCAACGCCCATGCCATCAGCCAGCGCTTTCATAATTCGCTGCCCGGATTGCGCCACGGAGTTAAAATCCTGTCCACGCAGCACACCACGGCCTAATGCCTGTGAAAGCTGAACAATGAGAGAGGATGTCTCTTCGGCGGACGCTCCAGAAACCTGAAGCCCGTTAGCCAGGGCATCAGTCAGCTTAAGGATATCCTGTGTCCCGAACCCCCATTCCCGTAATGATGTGGAAGCACGGCTGAAAAGCGCGACGTTATCAGCAAAAGCCGATCCGGTTCGCTGACTGATATCCATCAGCCCTTTCTGCGCAGAAGAAAAATCAGCCGTGTCACCAGTGGCAAGTTTTACCCTTGCAGAGAGCGAATTATATGAATCAGCAAGACGGATCAGATTCGTTGTTGCATAAGCGCCTGCGAAAGCACCCGCCATATTCAGGGCTGCCAGGCGGGTTGCATTAAGCTGTGAAGTTACCGCAGAGAGCGCGCGCTGGGTTTCCCGCTGCGCTAATGCAGCCTGCCGCCCGCCATTTTGCATGGTGCGGTGATAATCCTGTCCCAGCCGGGAAGCACGGGAGATTTCATTCTGGAATGACTGCGAATTTGCTGAGATTTTAATGATCAGCTCGCGTAATGTAGCCATAGTTCACCTCTTTTTTCAGATGCCATCAAAAGCAGCGAGCCGCTGTTTGTGGGTTTCACTCATATCAAATACAAAATCCTCGTGCTCTGCCTGGAAAGTGCCAAATGCCATCAGCGCGGATACTGCCGGGTCTATCTTGTTGGGGGATTTCTTCTTGTTGGGCTTGATGTTGGCGTTGGCGTCTGACTCCATCACCACGTTTCCAATCGCCCAGGCCAGAACCGGATCGCCACGATGGCGCACCACCTTACGGTTAACGAACACCTCAAAGGATTTCGCCACCGGACTAAACTTGAGATAGGTTTGCGGGAACGGCTCAACATCGAGCCCGGCCCCCTGCAGCTGAGTGCGCAGATGCGTGGCGTTCCATGTATCGAAGCCCACGAGCCGGACATTGAATGTTTCAGCGTCTCGCAGGATATCGTCACGAATACGGTCATAGTCGATACAGTCGCCGGGGGTGGTGCGTATCCAGCCCGCTTTAACCCACTGGCGGTAGATGGCGCGGTTTTTGTTGGCGACGTTAAGTAGCTGCGCTTCCGGAAGATAATGGCAGGTCAGCAGGCGGATCTCCCTGTCGAACGGGAAGGAGTAGCTTACGCTGGTAATATCGCTGGTAGAGGACAGGTCAAACCCGGCGTAGCACTCCATTCCGGCCAGGTCTTCTTCGGTGTAGTCGAGCACACAGGCATCCCATGCACCAGCACCCATCCACGGCGTGGAGCCCTGACACCAGATATTGAAACGCTTGGTCAGCATTTCCACCCACTGCGACGGTATCCCCCGCGCTTTCTGGATAGTGGATTCCAGTTTCGCTGCGTCGACGGACACATGCAGGTTAGGATTAGCCTTGATCCACATTTCCGGATGCTCAACCTCGCTTTCGTCGTCCAGTTCGTAGATCAGGACAAATAGCGAATCGTTACTCTCTTCCCCGGCCAGAATCTGGCAACAGTAGTCATAATGCTGCTTACAGGCAGAGACAACGTTACTCCCGGCTGTGGTGATGGCGAACAAAACCGCCTCAGGACGAGCGCCCATCCCCAGCTCGAGGGCGGAATAAACGCCGTTGTCCGGGTGAAGATGGTACTCATCGACAATCGCCAGGCTGGGGTTAGTGCCTTCTATAGTGGCCGCTTTCGCCGCCAGCGGCTTCAACAGGCTGTTGCTCTTCGGGAAAATGACCTTATGCGCCTGGATATTAACGCGCTTTTTCAGTGGTTTTGACAGCAGGCACATCTGGCGGGCATCGTCGAACACGATTCGGGCCTGATCCCGGCTTACCGCCGCCGTGTAGATATCCTGCTGGCCCTTCTCCATTACCAGAAACCAGTTTGCCAGCATGGCGGCCACGGTGGATTTGGCGTTCTTGCGCGGCACTTCAATAAAGGCGCTGCTGTATTTCCGGCGGCCTGACTCCCTGACTTTAAAGCCCAGCAGGTTAGCAAAGGCGAACTGCTGCCACGGCTCCAGCTCGATAGGCTGTCCCCGCAGCGGGCCTTTGACGTGTGGACAGAGCCGGGAGAATGCTATAAACCGCTCCACGGTCGCTGTATCGAACTCATAACGGGGGTCAATCAGGTCTGAAAAGTACCTTTCCACGGCCTGTTTTACACGCTTACAGGCCGGAATTTCGCCCGTTTTTATCGCGTATGCGTACTCATTCCAGACGGTCAAGTTCGTCTTCCTCTTCCGTTTCCACCGGATTCCGGCGGCGGCTTACCGGATCAAAGCCCAGCAGCGACGACATTTTAATCATGATTTTTTCAGCATCGGCCTTTGCGCTCAGCGCCGGATTTCGACTCTCGCCGCCCTGGCTGTTCACAATGCTGAATCCACGGCTGGAAAGGTCTTCCACTGCTTTGCGGTACATCGAATAGTTGACGCAAAAAAGCTCAAGGTTGTTCCAGTCGGCAGGAGTAAGATCACCGCGCTCGGCCAGCTGCTTCGCCTTCGCTTTCCACTGCTGCGCGGCTAACTCATCAAGGTAAGCTGGCGGTTTTGGTGGTCTTGCCATAAAAATTTCTCGTTTCCATCGCGTTTTATTTTCAAAAAAATCACCGTGCGTAAAAATTTGAGGAGGCGGGTGGTGCCTTGCGGCTGGGGTTTTGTCCTGAAAACCTCCCCCACCCCGTCCATGCAGCCTGTCAGCGGTTGCGGAAGCATTCCATCACCTCTCGCTCACGTTCACTCATGCGCTTCACTGGATGGCGCTCATTGCGTCTGGTGCGGGTCTGCATAAAGCCATCACGGCATCGGGCCAGAGACTGATACAGGTTCACTACATCTTTCTCATTCATCGCAGACCTCATACATCCAGTTATTGCGCTGCGCTGCCCGCTCTTCCTGCTCGATGTAGAGCCCTGCTTTACGGTTCGCTTTGGTGATCGGGTCCTGCTGCGTGGTCTTCTGGTTATGATGTGTCTGGCATAACGGCTGGTGGTTCCACTCAGGCCAGAACAGAACATCATCACCGCCGTTGATAGGAATGATATGATCGACAATCTTTGCAGGAACGTAGAGGCCCTGCTTCTGGCACTCAACACAAAGGGGGTGACGTTTCAGATACTGAGCGCGGTACTTTTCCCATGAGGCTGAGTAACCACGGGCGCGACGGTGGCCGCGTCTGGCATCCTGCTCCCGCCACGCTTCCCGCCTGTGCTCGTCGCACTTGCCGGACCTTACCCGCTTATTACATCCCGGCTCGGTGCACCGGCGCATTGGTTGCCACGGCATCAGTACACCCCCACATCACGATAGACAGACCACAGCGCAGAGATAGCCAGCGGTACCTCTTTCGCCTCAGCATCGATGATCATCGTGCGGTACTCGTACAGTTGAGAGACGTACATCAGGCAACCAATCTTGATAGCCGGGGTGAACTCCAGCCCGTTATCAAACCGCTTGCCGATATGCTTCTGGCAGACCTCCAGCGCCGCATCGATATAAGCCTGAATCAACGTATCTTCCTCGGCGCCATCAACACGACAATGCAGCTTTGCTTCAGCCAGGGTTATTTCAGTAGTCATTTCTCGGTCCCCTGTTTGCAGAGAATCTCAAGGTGCGTCATACCTGAATCCGGTATGGGTGGCCCGATAATGTTGAGCGTTGCCCCGGCAAACGGGCCAGTCAGCACCTTCAGGCGGTTAGCAGCAGTAATATCCCGACGGAAACGCACCCAGACGCGGATTGTCGCTTCGGCAACCTCGGCACCAGCCGCTACCAGTTCACGACCGCTGATCCCTTTAACCTCAGCCCAGATGGTTTCCCCGTCTTCCCAAGTCTGAATAACCTGACCAGATGGATCTCTGTGAGTAGTGAATACCCGGATAGTTACCCGGTTTCTCAGTCCCCCGGCTCTCATGCGTCACCTTCCTTACCGTCCTTGCTGATTTTCACTTCCTGCTTCCATGCCTGGCTGAACTCGTCACCCCCTTCACGCGGCGGCATCCCCTCACGTTCACGAGCTTCGTTCGGGTTCATGATCCCGTTCTTAATGCCTCGCTCATAAGTGGCGTAACGTTCGGTGGGCGTGGCGCGGAGAAGGTCAGCAGAGTCAAACTCCACCTGATAGCGGGTTCCCGGAACCGGGGAAGCCACCAGCAACGCAGATTTGATTTGTTGTTCGAAATTCGCCAGCCACGGACGCATTGTCATGGTGAGAAATGCGCGGCTTGCTTCGCTAAAGTTGCTGTAGGTGCTGTTGCTGTATTCCTGAAGGAAAATAGGCGACACGTTGAACATGCGGGCAATGTCTTCAATGGTGAAGCGACGGGAGGCCAGCCATTCGGCATCCTGATTGCTCATGCCAAGCTGCTTGTAGTCCATGCCACCTTCGAGGATCGGCGTTTTCCCGGCATTTCTGGCACCTTTGTAGCGTTCCAGTGCGTCCAGAGCTTGTTTGCCCTTCACGCTGTCGAGCCATTCAGCAGTAGTGACCACGCCAGCCGCCATCATGCCATCTTTCATAATGCTGGCACCGTGGCGCTGCTGGGCCAGACCTAACCCCAGCGCCTCACGGCAGGTAGTGATAGGCGAACGCCCCAGAAAACCATCATCGGTGGAGTAACGCAGGTGCAGAATCTCTTCCTGCAGGTAGGTGCGTACAGCCCCGGTAAACGGCTCAGTAACGGTATATTTGTACTTATGCTGGCCGATACGCTCAGGAACGACCGCCCCCGGCGCGTACGGGTGCAGGGATTGCGGCTGGCCGTCGCGGCCCCACTGGATCACCGCATAGGCGTTACCGTTCAACAGACAATGGCGCATCATCGTGCGTTTAAACTGGTAAGGCGTCTGACAGTCGTTAGGCTGCTCGTTCAGAAGAAAATCTACCGGATGATTGCTCAGCCATTCCCGCGCCTCTCGCCCGTTATCGTTGCGCACACGGTAGAGATAGCAGGGCATTGTTGCCACCGCCTCACTGATAACTGATACGGCGTTCATGACTGCCGGCAGAGATTCCGCAGTACCCGCAGACACATATTCGCCTGATCCGGTATTTGGAATCCCTGCCATCGCCAGAAATTCATCAATGGTCATGCTGCGCTGCTCAGAGGGTCCAGACTTACGGCCAAACGGCCAGATATTCCACATATCAGAGCCCCGCTAATTCAGCCCAGCGGCGACGACTATCGCCAGCGCGGCGCAGTTCAGGATGTTGGGAGAAAAGCGAACGGTGCGCGATTTCCACGCCAGACTCAGGATAAGCAGGCATAGAGGTAACGGTAATCTCCCGCAGTTCGGCAGCGGTAACAGTGCGCAGGTAAGGAGACTGAGCAATATCCCACGCCTCTTTCAGCGCCCGGAAACCAAAGCTCATGCCGGATATATCCCCGCGCTCCACCAGCTCTAGCACATCGTTGCCAAGCTGGGTATTCGGCGGGGTCAGCTCGAAGCGTAGCCCTGTATCATCTTCTGACAGAACTAGTGTGCCGGATTTAGTGCGGCCCAGCAGTTGGGTATAGTTATGCTCATACAGCGCCCGCACATCGCTGCCGGAGACAAGGCTCTCGCTGAACGCGCCGGGCGCGAACTGCTCTACAAATTCATCCCAGATCACCTCTGACTGGCTATTCCAGCGCACGGCATAGCCCACCAGCTTTTTATTGCTGGCACTCAGCTCTGAGGTTCGGATCTCAAAATCTACGGTTTTCATTGTCGGACTCCATCAGACCAAAAAGGGGCCGAGGCCCCCCTTCGTTTATTCGCCGCCGATTTCCAGGACTTTGATGGCGCGGGAATCAACCACGCCGCCGCCCAGGTATTTATCGGTATGCACCTTGTAGAAGCCAGGCTCGGTGATGTTGTCCGGACGGGTGCGCACGCCGGTGGTGTGATCCACAACGTAATAACCGCGCTTAAAGTCACCCACTGCCAGCACCGGCTCGCCCGCTGTCGCGTCAGGGATGTTTTCGAGGGAGTAAACCGGGCGGCCCAGCAGCGTATCTGGAGAGCCAGCGGTCAGACGATCGCGCCAGATATAATCCCCGTTGCCGTTCTTGAGCTTCTGCAGTGCGGCGGCGGAACCGGAGTTCATCACCCACACGGCATTTTTGCGGTACTTCGACTTGAGCTTAAACAGCAGGTCGATCAGCTCATCAGCGGTCGGGGCTGCGCCAGCGGTCTCCATCTTCTCCAGCGTGCCGAACGGGCGGGTCTTGTCGCCGGTGGCCGCGCGCGGATAGTCGAGGAAGCCACGGGCTTTTTTATTGCCGTCGCCCTCCAGCAGATCGGTTTCTTCCGTCTCGCTGAAAGCGTCGCTGATCTCAGAGGAGAGCCAGCCCAGAATGTCCACGTCGCTGAAGTCGAGGATCTCTTGGGTGGTTTTGGGGTAGGCATAAATGGGGTAGAGCTTGATGCTCACTTCTTCCAGCTTCGGTGTGCTGGTTTCGGTGCGGGGCTGGCCTTCTTCACCGTGTTTAACGGTAGCGCCGCCCACGGACACCAGCTTTTTGTATTCGTTGCTGGAGATGGTTTTGACCGTGGAGATCTGACGCATCACTGACTCGTCGGCCAGCTGGCGCATGATCTCTTTATCCAGCTCAGGGATGACGGTATAGCCGCCATCTGCACCGGTAGCCGTGGTCAGGGCGCGGGTCTCGCCGGTGAGGATGTAGTGACGCAGCTCGGCGTTAGTAACGCCTTTACCTTCGACCTTAGTACCAGGAAGATTACGCTCTTCGTCAGAGACTGCTTCAAGGCGGGAGATCTCAACATCAAGGGCATCGGCACGGCTGCGCAGTTCGTCGAACTGTTGGCCTTCTTCGTCATTCAGGCTGCGCTTCTCGCTGTCGGCTTTGTCGAGCAGCGCGCGCATCTGGGTTTTGAGGGTGGTCTTTTCCTGGCGGAGTTCGAGCAATTTTTTCATGGGTGGTTTCCGTAACAATGAAAGTTGAGACGTGAAACCAGCTCTGAGGGGATGGCCGCCGGGAACGGAGCGCCTGTCTGAAGAGCGAAGAAAACCAGGCGGCCAGGAGGCTGCTCACGTCTGAGCGCCACCCTTTAAGATATATATAAAAATCAACAGGTAAACACCTGTTTTCAGCCATGAACGGCAATGAACGCCAGCGAATAAATAATTTACAAATCTATTCTTTTGAGCAGTCAACTGCGCCCTCAAGTAGTTTGCGCTGGTCCTTCAAATGGCTGATCAGGATATCTATATGCTCTTTGCTGGCCGCCAGAATCTCGCCAGAAAACTGGTGACGCAGGAAGCCGTTATGATCCACAAAGAAGAATGCCTCTTTGCTAACCATCGCCTGATATTCAGAGAGCGGCATCATCTGCAATGCGGCTTGATCATCAGGAATGCCGAACATGTTTTTATGCTCTGCAATTTTATTGAGGTTTACCCGGGAATAAATCACATCGTCGTTACGGTTAGTTGTCATAAGCCCTCGCTTCAGTGAATAACGTTGTCGTCTTTAGGTATCAGGTGATCATACTTCAATGACAGGAGAAGGTGTTGCATCGCCTCTTCTGGCCCGACATTCAACTTCCTGCCCTCCTCAATGGTCTGGCTTATCGCCGTTATCGCCATAAACTTGGCACCGTGCTCTGCAATTTGCTTTGGGGTGTCCGAAGGAATGAAGCTCAGGAAGCATTGATAGATCTCCTCCTCCACACTCCCCACCAACTCCCCACTTACATTGCTCCCCACCTGATCCCCACCTGTATTTTTCAAAACCACCTCCTAGACCAGTAATGACGCGGTTTTTTGGTTAACTCCCCACTTCCTCCGTGTATACGGGGTGGGGAGTGGGGAGTTGATAGCCCTTCCCCCACCTTCCCCACCCACTCCCCATCTAACCCCCCATTTCGCGCAAGGAGCGAATGCTAAGTTTCTCTCCTTCCTGATTCACCATTTCAAGCTCAATAAGCCTAGTCAGCCATCTGGAAAAGTGTTTGCTTGTGTCAATACCTGCGGCTTTAAGATCATCCCGTATCACAGCCCTTGTGCATGGTTCTCCTCGCGCCGTCCTGCTCCTGATGGCCTGCCAGATTGCCATGTGGTTATCACTCAACTTAGGTGCGCCAGCCAGCTCTGGATCGACCTCTTTTGGTTCCCTCGGCACGTCCCTGACGATCAAGGAGCAAACCGGTTCATCATCTTCATCTCTGTAAAGCTCGGTAGCCTGCAGGTCATAGGCCCTGCGCTCAGGCTCCTCCGCATCTTTCATCTTTGTGCAGGACAGAATCAGCGCGCCACCTTCCCCCTCTCGCTTTACATTAAATTCAGCATCCAGTGCTGCGCGGAATGAGCTGGAGCCGCGTGCACCTTTAGCCTCATCCTTGCCTGAGTGATGCACCACCAGCACCGTAGCGCCGGTCTTCTGTTTGATCACATCGCAGCCCTCGATAAACGCGCCCATATCGCGGGCGTCGTTCTCGTCGTTGCCACCAAAGCAGCGCGCCAGCGTATCGATCACCACCATGCGAACGGGAAGCCCGCACTCGGCCTCAACCTGCCGGGCCGCCAGCAGCACCTCGTTAACCTCTGACGATCGCACCGGGAACACCGGACGATTCACCAGATAGAGGTTCTCTGCCTGCAGTCCGTGCATCATCTCCCATGCCCTGACACGCCGGGGAACGCCAACACCGCCCTCACCCACCACGTACAGCACAGCGCCGGGCGCTACCTTCTTGCCAGCCCACGCCATGCCTGTGGCGATATGGCAGGCCCACGACACAGCCAGGAAGCTCTTGTAGGAGCCGCTGGGGCCGTAGATGCTGCAGAGCGACTGCGCTGGCAGGAAATGCTTAATCACAAAGTCCTGCCGTGCGTCGAACCCCTCGGAGCCGCGTGAAAGAGGCAGCCGGGTGCGCCGGGCCTGTATATCCTCAGCCGGGAAAACGCGCTGAATCCGCTGTGCATCGGTCAGCCAGGCCTTAAGCTCATCTTCGCCGATCTCCTCTATGAGCACAGCGCGGCGGCGATCGTTCACCTCTCCAGCGTCACTACCCAGATAACCGGCCTCACACAGATCCTCATACGTCATGCTGTGGAGCTGGGTTAATTTTGCCACCAGCTTACCGTAGCGGGTGGTCGGGTCCTTGTGCTGGTGGATGGCCTTCTCCAGATCGCCGCGGGTGTAGGGGCGTCCATGCGCCCACATGTATGAACAGGAAAAAAGCGCATCGGACACGGTCTCGACTGCTGCCAGATGTACGGTCATTGTGGGATGCCTCCGCTCATCTGGAATTTACCAATCAGCGGGTGGAACCAGTACGCCGATCCGTATTTGCGTTTCGCGCTGCGCAGCACCAGGCGAGCCGCCTCACGGAATTTCCCATCCGGGACCACAAAGCCACCTGACTTCATCTTGACCATCATCACGCCTGTACTTTTCGCCAGCTCCTCAGCCTTTTTGGTTGAGATGCCGTACTCCGCAGCCAGTGTGGACACCGGGGTCATGCCCGGCGGGATCTCCCCGCCCTGGCTATCTGTCAGGGAGCGCACCTTCTCCTCCAGCTCCAGAACGCGTTGCACCAGCAGCTCGACACGCTTGTCCAGCTCGTTAAATTTGACGTTACTGATCATGACTGATCCTCCCTGCGACGCTTACTGAGCACGTAACTCGCCGTAGTGCTGTTTTGCTCCAGCGCCTGAGCTAATCGTGGAAGATGGCGCAGCGCATCACCGACCAGCACTAAATCTCTCCGAGCGTCTTCGTCTGAATAGTCCTCTGATTGCACAGCATCGAGAGTCAGATTGCCGATCAGGGTTAACACGCTGGTTATGGCAAAGACACCTGCGCCATAAACGTCACTGGACTCAGATAAATCCTCATCACTGTGACCTTTGAAGTCAGGAGCCTGCTTAACCAGCTGGTGGTAGATATCACGCATTGCGCACCTCCACGATAGGCAGGCGAGCAGCCAGAGAAAGGATAAAATGTGGGGCCAGAATGCTACGCGCTTCGCTTTCGCTTGATGCATCAACTGACAGGCGGCACGGCTTGGCTTTTTTATCGTGCCGGTTCAAGGCAAGAAAACGCCATGTATATTTAGGGTGAGATTGGGTATGCTGTTGATCAGCCATGACTGTTACTCCAACTAACGGTTTGGTTAGACGCCCCGGCACTGCGCTAACAGTTCGGGGCGTTGCCTTTTCTATGTTCGCCGTGATAACGTACGTACATAACAAAACCCATGGTATGAGGTTACGTACGTACGTGTCAACTATCAAACGAGATAAAACGCCTAAGGGCGATGGCTGGTCTCCTACTTTCCAGATCCGAATTAATCCTGAACTCCGGCAGCAACTAAATGATGCTGCGGAGCGCGAAGGCGTAAGCCTTGGTAATTGGATGAAGGAACTTGCACGCCAGGAGCTGCTTCGGCAAGGCATCGAACCCAAAGGCTGACCGAGTTGCAAATCTGCAACTCCAGATCTCCCCAGTTTTGGGGGGATCTGTTTAGGGGTGTGCGGCATTGCCTCATACCCCAGCCAATGGAGTAAATTTTGGGGATGGCAATCTAACCGCGCCAATGGCGCAGTTCCTGTAATCTCAGGAGCGCTCAGGCTTTGACCACCAGCACTGACCCATGTATTCTGATTTTGATTAAGATTTTGGTAGTGACATTGGCGGCCCTGCATGGCCGCCTTTGTTTTATGAGCCATACCTACCTCACGCCGCTTTTGTGCAGTTCTGCTGCCAAGTAGTGATTTCCGATAAAAGCCAGCCAACAGCGCGCCCCCCTAATTTACGCCGGGCAGGAAATTTCCCATCTTTCTCCATCATGTATCGCGTTGTGCGGCATATTCCTGTTAACTGGCGGCATTCTGCCTCACGGATAACTCTTTCTGCTGGCTGCTGGGATTGTTTAATATTGTTCATAAAAAAATGCTCTCGTTCGCTAAGGTTCGAGAGCATTTAAAAACAAGCGATATACTTGTTTAGGAAATTTCCAAAAGGCAGAAGGAATTTCCAGTTAATTGAAATCTATATCAGCATCTTGTAACCAGGATGCTACAGTTTTACCAGAAGGCAATGATATGCCTTTTAATTCAAAGTCCCTGCATATCTCGCTGTCTTTACTTTCAATGAATTTCCTCGGGTTATTAGCAACATCCTCACCATAATGTATAGCTAATAGTGCCTTTATTAAGGATGCCCTATTGGTTGCAACAGTCTTGCTTAATTTATCATCCTCAATGATATTTTTAGCGACATCCTTTTTCTCTATATGTATTTCTCGCGGATCACTTCCAATGATTTTCTTTAAGGCATCTTTAGATATAAGCAAATCTTTTTCAGAAAAACCAACTTCCTCTGGAATGATAGCGAGAACATCTACAACCGATTCTCCATATGGCTTTAGTACCGCCCTTGTGTAAGGCGTGTTTCTATTGTAGTCAACAAAATATCTATTTAATTCCCAAATCCCGTATAGTTTTGCTCTTACCTTTGGTTTATCGGTGTACCGAGTCAGTACAGATAAGACATCATCAACAGATGTGCACTCACAAAAATCATTTGTTGCAATCACTGAAAAAGGTGAAAGGTTAATATGATAATCGTCAAGCTGGCCTGTATTAAATATTTGTGTAGCAATATTACCTACATCACCAATGAATTTAACAAAGGCGCTATATTCCTCAGTACCTTTAAATTTATAGGATAGGTTTATAGCACCAATCTCTGCCCAATGAAGAATATCTTCAACCTCACAACCGGAACCGATAAATCTCGCAGCACGCTCGAGAGAGCAGTATTCTAAAACAGGTAAGTCGAACTCTTTCATCTTGCCACCTTTAGGAAACATATATTTGAATGGTAAGAATTTAACACTCCTAATCTTTCCATCCATTTATTCAATGCATCCAGCTTTTCAGGTAAATACTGGCTGCGGTTATATACAGACATGACACCCCCCAACGCATGGCCCAGCAGCTGCTCTACAACATTCGGAGCGATTCCCATGTTGTTCAGAGTAGTGGAAAACGTACGGCGGAGATCGTGAAGCGTCCACGGTTCAGAATGACCCAGCCGCTTATACAGCATCCTCCCCCACTGGCTGACGGCTTCCGGTTTCTTTATCTCTCCCAGCAAAAGGCCAGTGCTTTGATGCTGCTCTAAAATCTGTTTGATAAATGGGCGGATCTCTTCGGGAATAGGCCGTAATATTTTCTCACCGCCTTTGCTGTGCTCTTTGGGTACTGTCCAAATCCATTCCTGTAAATCCCATTCGGTTACGCGGGACAACCTAAGTTCTTGCGTTCGGCAACCAAACACCACCAGCAGACGCAGCAGCGAGGAATAGTAAGGTTTGAATTTCCTGCCTGAGCATTCCTGCCAGATATCCGCTAATTCCTGACGGGTGTGCTCCCTGTCGCGCTTGTTCTGTTTGCGGCCAACATCGTCGATGGTCAGATCGTCCAGAACATTACTCACTGCATAGCGGTGCACGCGGCAGAACTTCAGCGCCTGTTTACACATCTGCAGCAGATAGCCGGCGGCCACTGGCGCTTCGTTCCTTACCCGGGCGAAGCACTCCAGCCAGTGTCGGGTTTCGCACATTGATAGCGGGTAACTCCCTATATAAGGAAAGATATGCTTATTCAGCTGCTCGACGTGTTTGTGGGCGTTCGCGCGCTTATGGGTGGCATACTCCCTGATCCAGTAGTCCAGGGCTTCTTTAACCGTCACCGGCTTTAGCGTTTCCTGGGTGGTTACGCTCAACTGATGCTTTGGGTTTTTACCTTCAGCCAACCATGAACGGCACTGTTCGCGTTTCTCGCGTGCAGCTTTAAGGGAAAGATCGGGGTAGTTACCCAGTTTGATACGCTGCGATGTGGATTCCCGACCGCCGATCCGGAAGGTGAAATACCAAGTCAGAATCCCCCCCTTGGACACCTTCACGCTGAGCCCATCGCCGTCGGCGTAAAAGCTGTCTCCGGGGCTCTCCCGACCAACCATTTTACGCAGCGAAGCGTCGCTTAATTTGTTCGTTCCACTAGCCAT